TCTGCCTCGTTCTTCGATCTATAAGAATCTAAACGATCACCGTCCACATATGCAACGTAACCATTACGCTCTTTGTGAACCATAATCTTAACTCGGTTAATCCTTTTATTAACGACCATCTGGCCTTCAGGTTTTCTACCGGTTAATTCTCTTAGTTGCGAAAAACTTTTCATTTCTTTTTCTGTTAATTATTTATAATTTTATTATTTTCTACTCAGAAGAAATTTCTTCTTCATTGTCTACTTCTTCTTCGGATGAATCATCTTCGGGCTCTTCTTCATCATCCCATTCCTGATCCTCTTCAGCATCGTCTTCTGCTTCAAGGTCAAGTTCGAGTTGTTCACCGTCTTCTTCTTCATCTGGCTCTACTCCATTGTAGATTTGATCTGCCATGTTAATTTTTTCTTGATCGAGCAAATCGGACATCTTAACAGTCATCATGCTATTAAACACATCATTTGCTTTATTAAAGTTTTGATCAAGCGCATGTTGAATCATGTCCTGCAAAGGATTTGCTTCAACTTCATTTTCCATTGTTTCTTCACTCATAATTTATTCTCCTTGTTAAATTAAATTTGATGTCCGCCAGAGGCACCACGTGCTACTGTTAAATTTCCAACATCAGTAGCATTTGCATCTGATGCAAACGGGAATTTATCAATGACATTTGTTCCTTGCGGCGGCAGCGATCCGGATCTATATCCATTTGAAGTAGATGATTGTCCAGCTGGAGCATCACATGCTGTAGTTAAAGCTCCAATATTTGACGCTGTACCTCCAGATGCAAATGCGAATTTATCAATTGTAGATGTATAAGGTGGAGAAAATCCTCCAAAAGCATATCCATGAGTTGTTGATGATGATGCTCCTGATCTGTACCTTGCATCTGATATATCGCCTACATTGGTTGCATTAGTATCAGTAGCAAATGGAAACTTATCAATTGTGCTGCTATAACTAGGAGTATAACCTCCGGATGTAAAACCTTCAGTAGAAGAGTTTTGACCAGACGCTCCTGCTCTTGCTTCACTTAAATTGCCTACATCTGTAGCATTAGCATCAGCACTGAAAGGATGTTTATCAATTGTATCGACAAATGGTGATGATCTTCCACCTGCTGAATAGCCATGATTTTTAGAAGACTGTGATGCCATATAATACCTAGATTGTGTTAAGTCAGCAATATCTGTCATATTACCTTGAGAGACAAAAGGCATTTTTTGAATGTTATTCAGAATTGGAGACTGGCCTCCGGCAATATAAGCAAATGTTTTTGATGAATGTGAAGCATGTCCATTACGCCCATATAAAGTATCAGATATATCAGTAGCGTTTCCATCAGATGCAAATGTAAATCTATCAATTCTATTATCCGGTGTACTACCTCCGGTTGTATAACCATAGGTTTCACCGCCAAAAACATATCCTGTAAATTCATTTAATGCTTCATCGCTTAAAGTTACAGGAAAAAATTGCCCATCTGAATCATCCCAAACATAAAGATCACGAGTAGTTGTGTTATAGTGAAGTGATCCATCTGTTAGACCTGCAGAATCTACATTAGCATAAAAAGTTGCTGCATCTGCATATTCATATGTAGTGACTCCGCCTCCTCCACCGGACACGCTTCCATCACTGCTAATAGTGCCAGTAGTGACTGATCTTGCGATAGCATCTGCAATGAGTCGACTTATTGAAACTGCCATTATTGGTCTCCACTCGCTACAGGTTTTAACTCAAATCTTTGGCCTTGAGGTTCTTGTTCTTGAGGCTGTTCTTCTTCAGGTTGTTCTGCTTCTTCACCATCAATATCTTTTTTAATCTGTTCAATATCTTCATCAGAGAATTGAAGAACGTTCTTTTGAATCCATTCTTTTGAGAAATATTCACCAACATAGTTGCTGATCTGATCAAGAGTCTGAAGTCTTTCTCTCAGCATTTCAGCATCACGCAATTCTGTGAAATGATTATCGCGAACATAGTCGACGACAATATCATTCTTCATCATATCCCAATCTTCTTGAGTTACAATGCCTTTGAGAATGAGTTGTTTTCTTAGAATATCATAGAAAAGATGAGCAAATCTACGACGAACGCGATCAATAAACTTTTGGAACTTAAGTTCATCTCGCGATACTTCTGTAGATCTACCAAGGCTAAATTGAGCTTCTTGTTCCAAACGATTAATCGGAACATTCAATGAACGATATAATCTTTTTTGAAAATAAATGATGTCATCGATCTGACCAAGATTCTCGCCACCCGGAAGAGTAGTGATCTCTGTACCTCTACCACCTTCGCGCCTTGGAAGCCAGAAATCTTCGAGCATTGACATATGTTTACGATCATCACGAATATTTCCAGTCGCTGCATCATAGACAAGTTTATTTCTATAACGAGCCATAATGTCTTTCATATATTGTTCAGCTTTACCACGAGGTAAGTTACCGACATCGATATAGAAGATACGACGTTCTGGAGCACGAGCCAAACGATAGATGACTAGAGAGTCTTCCATCATTCTTAACTGATTGATTGGCTTCAGTGCTTTGTGGAGATATGATACAACTTTTTTGCGTGATTCATCGAGCAAACCAGAAGTACAATAAGAAACAGAATCAAGACTCATCTTGACTCCAGAATTCTGAGATGATCCTGGCTTTTCTTGATAGATGTAGTACTCGTCTACTTTTTCAATCAGTTGAACACCAGTTTCTGGATCTTTTTTCTTCTTGACTTGTTTTACTTTTCTCATCTTAGCAGCATCGATAGGACGAATTTCCTGAATGCCTGCTTTTAATTGAGATTCATTGACTACGAGATGATGATATAATCTACCATCGATATACCATCTTCTAAAAATATCGTGGCCTAACTCATTAAAGTTAAGCATACCTACGATATTATCGAATTCTTCTTTGATTGTCTTTTTAATTTTATCGCTGACCTCAAGATTATCCATATTGAGATCAACCGGTTGTTCTAATTCACTTCCAGCAACTGTTTCACCAACAATATCTTCAATAGCTGCATCGACTTCAGGGTGCATCGAAACACCGCGATACTTCATGATTAGATTATAGTTATCCTTTGAATCATCGCCGTCGATATTAATATATTGTCCGTAATGAGTACCGGATGCAGTTACGTAACCCGCTCCGTCATCATCACGCGCTGGAACGATGGAGGGCTTTTTCTTAGGATCATCCTGTTCAGCCCTTTTAATTTCAAAACCAAATAATTTAAGAGATCTATCGTTCGCTGCCATTTATAAAATCCTTTTGAATAAAGAGAGGGCCAGACTTCCAGCCCTCTCTATATTTATTTAAGATGTAGTCGTTGGATTCAGGCTATCATGATACTGATACTGGAAGGTTACAGTAAACCTTTCAATGTCATCAGTTGTCGCGTAGTTTACATCGATCGGTGAAAGATCTGTTGGGAATGCACCTCTAAAGATATATTCCTTTACAGAAGCACCTGCACGATCCAACTGTTCTACTTTTAAGTCTGCTTCGTATGCAATCGGTGAAGCAAGTCCGGTGTTAGCTGAATGAGCATTGATCCCATTCATCCAACGCTCCATTGAGTTCCGCACTGCGAAGTCAGTGTCGTTGATGATAGTGACTGTCCATTCTGCGAATGTACGATCACCGGCCATCTTTAACTGACGTCCGCGGAAAGGAACAACAATCAGACCCATAGTGGATCCAGGAAGCTGTGCTGCTTCACAGAGGAAAGATGTCAGTTCGGCATCTCCATCTGCATATGCTGGGAAGTTAATGGTCGCTTTGAATAGATTAGGTCTAGCGCCACCACCTCTCAGCTTGGACTTAAAGTCATCAACTCCTAATACTGCCATTTTCTTATCTCCTTAGCGCTATTAAACTGTGCCAACGACTTCTTCAAAGTCGACACCAGTTCTAACCGCCACAAAGTTCAGAGTGACATAGTTGATTGACCGAGCCGGTTTGATGAAGATGTTAGCAATGAATTCGTTGCGATCAATAACTTCAGCAGTGTTATTTGTTTCGTCACAAACAACGCGGAAGTCAGTGATACCACGACGACCTTTTACTTCTCTCAATACTGGCTCAACGATATTGACAAACTCTGCTCTTGTAAATTCATCGTTGAATTCGAAGAGTACAGATTCTGCAGCTCGGCTAATAGCTCTTTCGAGCACCAAGAAGAGACGCCGTACGTTAATACGATCGAATGCAGAAGGTCTGCTGAGTTTTGTTTTATCACCGAACAAGATTAGACCTGTTCCTGGAATGCTCGTAACCGGGTTAACACCAGAGCGATACAGTGTATCTCTTTGTGCTTTAGTTGGTGTATACGGAATTGAAGTTACTCCAAGATACTGGCCTCGTCTTTGACCAGCAGGAGAGAACCAAGGTGCTCTATTGAGATCGGTGGCAGCCATGATTCCAGCTGTTGAAGAAGCAGCAGGAATATTAATGTACTGATCGTTATACTTATCGTACACTTTCAGATAGTTGCCATCAACAACAAGATACGAAGAATTAGTAAACGTATTTGCTGTAGTAGTAATGTTTGTAGTGATTGTTGCTGCGTTAGTTTGTCCTACAATGTCAGCTCTTGCAGGAGAAGCTACAACCACACAATCTTTTCTGGTGTTAGAAGCAGTTGCTGCAAGATCATTGACTACAGTAGTTTGATCTGTGCGGCTTGTCATTCCTGGAGCAATCAAGAAATCTACTTCAACAATATCTTTATCCTCGAAGAGATCATGGCCTGTAGCAAATTGAGATGCTCCAAGTGCTCCTGAATTTACACCATTCGAGAAAGTGAATCTAGATACTGCAGTAGTCGCAAAAGTATCTCCACTATCAATGGTTGTTCCTGCTCCTACAGCATTTAGATCTGAATCAAATCCAACCATGTAAACATAAGAAGATCTATCATTGATTACTTCTTTTACATAGTTGTTGGATCCATCTGTATTTTTTGCATTTGATCCAAGAGATACAAAAGGATATGTTTCCAGAACTGTACCGGCAGTACCCGTTAAAAGTCCACCCGCATCGATGACTGCTACATGAGCCTCATCGAAAGTGGAAGATTTATTTTGAGCAAAGGTGCTTGTGCCAGGCGCTGCATCAAAATTGTTATTGTATGTCCACGCATCAAAGAGCGTGTCACTAGTGCTATAGCCACAGACTTCTACTTTAAGGCTATTTCCTAATGCACCAGGATAGCGAGAAATAAAGGTGTGAGAATCTGAATCTAATGCTGAGAGCTGAGCATCAAAATCATCTTTATTCTTTACTAGTTCGCTAGGTGGTGTTGCTGAAGCTGTTTGGCCTGTACTTGCAACGGCATTTTTAGCCGCCGTAGTAACTGCGCGCACAACTTGAAGCGAATTCGAATAGCGTAAGAAATACGCTGCGTTATGGAAATCAACTGCGTTAGCAGAATCTGGAGCAGCAAATGTATCAACCAAC